GTGTATGACTTTGTGGATTATTTGGGGCGTAGTTTGTATAACGATTAGGTAACGATGTTACCCGTAATACCGCCCTAGAGCTGTAAATGAGCCATCCTTGTCGATAGGCACTAACGTGGGCGTTAGCGTCTTTCCTACAGATTCTAAGACTACCACCCCCATAGCCCAGTTTGCGGCAGAATAGCGTAAATAAGAGGCTTTTTTTCTTTCCATTAGATTACCTACCTCTATGCCAAACAAAGTCCTCTGGTGGCTTCCTATGGCCTCTGTATAGGCACTCATGCCTAGTCTATGGCTATGCCCACAGATAACAGATTTACCCCATTTTTTAGCAAGATTAAGGGCTGTAATGCCTGCGTGCTGGCTTATGTTGCCTTCATCGCCATGTGCTAATACCCAGCCAGGGTGAAACTCATAGGCTGTTTTGTAATAGTCAATGCCCATGCTAGCAAAGTCCATAAACTTAGGATATTCCAGCTCTGGTAATCCAATTAAGCCAGGTGCTTTTAGTAAAGTGCTATAAAGGCGATCAGTATGATTACTGCGGATAACACTAGCCTTTGCACTGTACTCGGTAAGAGACCAAAGGATATCCTGACAAGCTGCACGATCTTCGTTAAGAGTCTGACTATAAGCCAAAGGTGTGCCATCGGCCCACTTGCTAATCGTCTGGAAGTCAATCTCATCCCCAACACATAGAACCTCATCAAACTTCTCACGTCTTGCCAACTTAATGACGTTCTTAACTGCCTGCTCATGATGGTATGGGATTTGTAAATCTGATATTACTAGCCACCGCTTAATCGTCATCCTCATCGTCATAAGGATCTATTACAGGGATGATGCCGTCTTTGCCAGTGATCCAATCTGGCAGTGTGCGTTGGTCTGTAAGCAACCAAAATGCACGTTCAGCTGTAAAGCCTGCAGCAATAGCAGCCTTATAGCATGAATGCAGGGCAATATAATGCTGATCTAATTTACTTAATGGCTCTGCCATCTTACGCACTCTACGTCTTATAGGTTTCTTACGTTTGCGTGTGTTAGCCATAATTAAATCATCCCTTACCTATTGCAATAAATAGATCATCAACACGCTTTTCTAATCTTGTTAATTGATCTTTCATGCTAGTACCACCATTAGGCCGTAGTTCGTTTAGCCACCCTTTAACTATAAAACGTAATCCGATGAGACCGCCTGATAGCACAGCGATAATGCCAGCGCCAAAGCCAGCCCATTCTGTAGGTGTCATGCTTCATTTGCACCGATGCCGTAGGCACTGTCGGATTTGTCTAAAGCCCTAGCTGCTGGTCCTGCGAGTGCTGCTACTACTACTGATATAACAGGATCAAGTCCTAGCTCATTACTTGCTAAAAATGTTAGTAATGATACAAGCACACCCCTAAAGTATGATTTGAGTATTGCTTTTTGTTTATAGCTTATCTTCATATCTTGCCCCCTATTAGTGGTATGTCGAACGGTCTGCCGTCTGTATCTCCTGCTTTAGTAAAACTAATGTGTATATGTTTTGTGTGTGGGTTGATGCCTTTGTATCTGCGCCATTTATAGTTTAATAATTTAGAAGCGATGTGGTGCGAGAAGATGACGTATGATAAACGTTTATCGGTTTTCGCACATTGTTTGATTTGGTCAGCCAAATAAGCTGCGATCCCTTCTGGCTCACCCAGGCGAGAATCAATATCAATGGCTCTGACCCACCCCTGCTCATCTGGATTATGATCTGATTTTCTTCTGGCATGGCGACTATCGCCCAGCCATCCTTCACTGGCAAGACCCCTAGACGGAAACCACGTATCAACTTGGTTTCTTAACTGCACACCAGCTGCACATAATTTAGGATACATTTAACTTAACTTGATGATTTAAGTTCACACAATCCCATGAAGCAAATTCCACATTTTGTATTGCTTCTGCGTGGCATTTAGGCGGCATGAAAACATTTTCTAAATGTTCCCCGCCAATGTAAGCAGGGTTTCGATCTGTATAAATCATTTCATTTGCGTTTAATGTGTAATCATCATTAACAATGATAATGTTAATTACTGTATTACTGTTATCTAATATTGCTACATTTTTACTCATACTGTGTACTTCACAATCACTAGACCAGCGTATCCATTACCGCCACCGCCACCTTCTCCGCCACCGCCGCCACCTGAACCAAATGAAATTGCAGCACCACCAGTAGTAGTTTTACTACCAGCACCACCTTGTCCTGATGAACCACCTGCACCTGCTGTACCACCAGAGCTGATACCACCACCACCACCAGCTGATAAATGTGTCATAGATGTCAAAGATGTAAAATTTCCAGAAGTTAAATTAGCGTCAATGGTAGTAAGTAAATATCCAGCGCCACCTGTACCGCCTAATGTACTTGATCCATTACCACCAACAGCTGTAGCACCACCGCCACCGCCAGCACCCTGCTGACCGCTTGGCGAACCATCTCCGCCAGTATTAGTGTTAGAACCTGATGCAGCTCCACCACTATCAAAATCTACTGAACCGCCACCTGATCCACCACTTGACCCAGCAGTATTGGAATGTGAACCACCACCACCACCGCCTAATGATGTAACTGTTGAAACACCTACAAATTGAGTTTGTCCACCTCTAGCACCCAAAGTATTAACATTTGTACTACCTGCACCTAACGCACCTATTGTAACTGTGTAAGCGCCAGTAGTTAAAGTTTGTGTAGCAAATAAATCTAATTCACCGCCACCGCCTGCGCCAGCACCACCAAACCCACCACTCTGAGATTTTCCACCGCCACCGCCACCGCCACAAGACAAAACAGAAACTGTGCCACTTCCAGTAGCAACTGTAAAAGTACCACTAGCAGTAAAAATATGATACCTAGTACCACTTACAGTCGAAACCTCATTACCGCCAGATGCGCTAAAAGGTATGGCTGGCACACCTAAAGAAGTAATTAAATTACCGATCATTATGCAATAGCCCCAACTACATACCACGCATTAGCAGCTGTTTTAATACATGCTGCAGACTTATATTGTGCAAGTGTTGGAGATGCTGCTGTAGCGCCTGCACTTAATACTGTTGTAGTGCCAGGTGTTACTGCACTAATTGTTACTGTGCCAACACCAATACTTAATACTGTAATGACTGTGCCTACTGCAAAATTATATGTAGCATCGGTTGGCAACTTGAATGCAATAGCAGTTGCTTTGTTCATCTGCACTAATTGTTGGTATTCATCACCACTAGCAGCTGTGTAATCTGCTGTCTTAGCAACTTGCACTGCAAAGGCTGGTAAACCGTTAAAAATTGTACTGGTAAGAACATCACCAGTAACTACTGGAAAAGTTGGCATTTATATCTCCTTAATAAGATAATACGCTCTCGTCTATGACACCGTAATCTACGTTGCCTATTATAAACCCATCTATGACAGGTTCTAGCGTACCTAGCACTGTACGGAAGCTGTTTGGCGTGATTGTGTTAGATACACTAAATACCTGCAGGGTATCCTCTAGTAATGACCCCCCTGGCTGGGTCGTAGATACTGTTATAGGGTCAAAAAACTCTAGGCTTAAAGCGGCCACTATGCCTGTGTCGTAGTTAGGGGTGTATAAATCCAACTCTATTGCATCGCATCTGATACTTGTTTCTTGACGTGAACTGACATAAGCCCTGGCATAGTCAAGCGCTACGGCATCGGTCTCCATAAGTAGATCCTGCAGGTTATAGCTGTGTATAAAATATTTAGCAATACTGGCTGCGTTAGTGGCTGTCTGCGGTGTGCCGCCTGTCCTAGTTACTGTGGCTGAGTTAAATATAAGATCATCGTTTAATAGCCAAGTGGCATTAGCGTAGGCAATACCACTGCCATCATCTGCAAACACTGTAGGCGTATTACCTATTGACGATACGGCTGTAGCACGATCCTTAAATACAAAGTCGCCATTAAAATCAGCAAAAAATGCACCATACTCTGAGTCGGCTACGGTCTGCATAGCACCTAATGATGTACGTGCTGTGCCAGGATCAGCTTGTAATGTTGTCTGCCCTGCATCTATTACACGTGCAGTCGCTGGCCAACTAATTTGATCTAGTATTTCATTAATGCGTGTGCCTGAAAAGTCGCCTGCCGTTGCACCAGTAACTGTACTTATCTGTGCATTTTGCGCCAAGCGCATCGCATCTACCCCAGATATTGTAGTGAACGCAACTTCTGTAGCATCTTTAGGCTGTGTGTTTACGTAGGAAGTAATAAATCCCGAAAAAATTGGATAGGTAATGCCCAGATGCGTAGCAGTTATTTGCACCTTCTTCATCGGTGTCAGCAAGCCATAATACGGGCCAGTAACATTAGTAGGGTTAAAGTCGCCATTTTGATCCACTATGCGTAAGGTGATTGTGCCTGTTTGAAATTGGTCTGCTAAAGCACTACGCCCTGATTGAGTTTGTATGTAATTTACTTGGTTAGATACATCAACAATTACAGCTACAGCATCGGCAAAGACGTTTACACCGATCTTACCTATATCAATCTGCATAGCCTGAGCCGTTGATGGCCCAGTGCTTAGGTTTAAGATTGCGTTAATTGTAGGTATTGACATTATTGTATTAAGAACCCACCAGGTACTAGCTTGTTCCCGTACTTTAGGTTGACTCTAACTATTTCGCCTACAGCCTGTACTAATTTATCACTACTTGCATTTGGATCTAAGGTTAATGTGGCTTGTGGCATAGGCGTAGGTGTAGCAGCGGCAGCGGCAGCGGCTACTGCAGGTTGATTAGTTACGCCTTGTGGCACTGCATATTGACCCATGTTTGCAAAATAGGCATCGGCTTGTGCTTGCAATCTTGCAGATGCAGCGGCTAAACCTGCTGCTGGGCCTGGGTCTATTCCTAAACCTTTATTGTATTCGACCAAACTCTTAAATATTTCATCGTACTTATTAGGTAAACCACTCAACGCATCAGCGGCTTTAGTAGCACTAGCAGCCAATAACTCGGTTGCGGTCTTAGCGTTTAGCTCTGCGTTGTACTTTTTAGCCAATGCCTCATTATTATCTAATATTGCAAGTTGCGCTTTAATGCGTAATTTAGTTTCTTCATCGGTTGCAGCGTTAAGTGCTGCAGTAAGTCCTATGCGCTCTAGGTCAAACTTGTCTTTTAATTTATCTACTTCGGTTTTTGCTTTTAATTTTGCTATCTCTAGCGCTCTTAATCTATCTAATTCTTTTTGTTGCCGTACTTCTGTTCTAAATACTTGTGCAGATATACGCCCTGCGCTACGTTGCTTATTAAATGGTAATTCTGCAGGTTTTTGTTCCATTTTGCCTAAACGTGCTAAAGCTCCAAATACGCTTATGTCAAACAAGAAACCTTGTGCTTGTTTTACGCCTGGTATTTTTTGCAACTCTGCAATTAAAACACCTACGCCAGTAATAACATCGGCAATAGTTTTACCAAGATTCTCCATTTTTATTGCTGTATCTTGTATGCTTGTGTCTTTGCTTAGCACATCTAAAGCATCTACTATGCCCTTACCTATTTCTTCTTTAACATTTTCCGATGCAACTTTAAGTAAATCCATTTTGCCTGCGTAGGTAGTTAGTCTTGCGGCTGACTGGCCTGCAAATTTAGTGTTTAATTCGGCTAGTATTGCATCCATGTCGCCAGCTTTTAGTGTGGCCTTACTTATGCCTGCGCCTAGTCTGCTAAGGCCTGCAGTGTTGCCTGAGAATCCACGTGTTAATGCTTCGCTTACTTCCGTTAATGACTTGCCTGTGGCTGCGCTTATATTTAATGCTACGCCTAATGCTTCTTGGCTCTTAGTAATTGATCCAGTAACAGTTAATAATTGCTGAAATGCTGGGCGTAATTGATCGTCTAATACGCCTGTAGTTTTCTGCAAGTTGGCTATAAAGTATTCTACAGATGGTGCGCTAAATGCAAAGCCTGTATTTTTTAATTGTATCTCTAATGACTTAGCGGCTTTCTCATCGGCTGCAAAAGCCTTAACTGCATTCTTACTGTAGTTAAGTAATGCAGTCGCACTAAAAACTGCGGCAAAGGTTTTACCAAAGCCTTTTATTTGTTTCTCAAAGGCTGATACTTCTTTCTTACCTTTTTTTAATCC